CGATTTGTCCTTGCTCGAGTAACTGCATCAATAAGTCGTTGTTAACCATGCGGTGTACCGGACTGCCTGCGGCATCTTCAACGGAGACATTAAATTCCAGATCACCTACCTCCGCAGGATCGTAGTAGTTTACATCCGAATACGACTTACCCGCAATGTTGATCTTACGCGTGCGGTCATAGAATTGCTGTATATTCTTTAGTTTCTTTACAGACACGTCACGTATAAACTTTGAGAAGACTTGAAAAAGGCCACTCACGGTGTTTGTGGAGTTGCTGGTCTGCTGGTTGTACAAAGCAGCACTGGTGCCTGAGTAGGGGGTCTTTCCCTGTATAGCACCACTGACACCGCTTACATCTTCCATCATCTGTTTCTCTATTTCAAGCAACCTATCTGTACCGATATTCGTGGTGTTTGTAGAAAGCTGTTCCGGCTTTGGGACATTTGCATCACCCTCCCACACGAGAACTCCATCCATGTCTACCCAAGCTTTCTTAAACTCTTCGGGCGAGTTACTCCCCAAGGCTTTCTTGTGGACAAGGAGTACTCCTTTGGCCGAATTGCGTATGAGGAAGTCATTCATCGTAACCAAACGGTTTATGAACTTCTGCTGGTCAATATGGAAATACCCGAATCCCATGACCTTCCCATCCAATATAGGATAGGTAGCAATCGTGAACGGATGTCCCTTATGTTCGAAAGGACTTTCTCCTTCCCAAAGAATCGTGCCGTTGTGATTCATGAAACGGCAATACCAGTATTCGTCATAATTTCCGCAGTCTTTCCCAGAAACATCTTTCTGTGTTTCTATAAGAGGAATACTTTCAGGATCGAGACCCTGTTCTATGCCGTCTATCATACGCTGATTGTTCACATCTTGTACCAGTGCATCATAGTCCTCTTCATTGACCACGAAGACGGAACCGTTCAGCCAATCATGACAATGATATCGTAGTTTGATCTCTTTTGTCCATACCTCATACACCCTGCAAAGATTCGGATCTACCGGAGTCCTAAAATTCAGATTGCTATATCGTCCCTTCTCATTCACATCCATTCCCATATCCGTATAGGAGTTGATATCTCCACGGGCATATAGGCTCTTAAGCTTTTCTATCGACTCCGGATCGTTCGCATTGCCGAACTTGGCAATTACCTCGGTAAAAGGTATATCCCAAAACGCACCTATCGTCCGCATATCCCGCATACGGGGATCGTCCAAATTCCCATCAAAGAACAAGCCGTTGGTAGGTACGAAGTCGGTAAAGCTATCTTCGTCTACGTCTCTCCATTCGTAGGTCTCCCTAGCACAACAGATTCCCGAAGCATACAGCTCGGAAAAGAAATGAGTCGACATCTCCCGCATATTGGTTTTCTGCCAGTTGGCCTGCACCGTGATGGTCATCATCTCACTCACTTTCTGCTCATCACGGTCGCGAGCAGAACAGACGGGTTCTGTCTCGTTCTTTGTGAACAGCCCAATCACCGTATTGAAGTTCTTCATCATCAGGTTATTGGTCAGCGGCACGTTTCCTTTCTTTATTAGGTACTCACGTTCCGTGATATCTTTGCCCTCATATTTGATAAGATCGCTCCATTGATCACCAAACATAAAGCGGATGCAGCGTTCTCTTCTTCGCCTTGTTTCAGCTAGATTATTCCACAGTCCTTCGCAGTAGGAGAGTAACACGCCGTCTTGCGAAGCTCCGTAGTTCCGTTCTTGTGTCTCTTCTACGCTGTTTGCTTTTTTACGAGGCTTACCGCCCAACCGTTCTATAGCTACTAATTTCTTCATACGTTTGTAAGGCCCTCCTTAGCCAGTGTCAGATAGAATTCCGCTCTTGAATCACGATAGGCGGAAAGAACCATGTATATCGTGTAGTTATACAATGAATACTTGATCTTATCGCTGATCTCTATTGTATCTGTGATACAAGGTTCTTTGAGGTAGATGAATTTGGAGATTGTGGCAGCCTCCGAGGAAGTGAAGTATTCGAGTTGCCTCTTTCCTGTAGCAGAATGCACAAGTGCCGCAGTAGGTCTTTCCATGGTACCGCAAGAAAAAGAATCCTGCTGCATGGAATATCCCTGTGAAGTTTCATTCAGAAGTTCTTTTACTCCTCTGCTCCAGTCGCTCATCTTGAAGACCACCAATCGTAGAAAGTCGGCCGGCAAGTCCAAGCATCCCGCATAATAAGATCCGATAGCTTTCTTAGTGACCGTTACCGCACTCGTATCATAGACAGAACCATCCAAAAGACTTGTATCAGCAGTAAGCAAACAGCTTCTATAAGCCTGTTTCAGACAGGTCTTCACGATTGTCACAAGGTTTGTAGAAGAATCCTCGTTGCTCAGGAAGGAAGCGCGATCTATTCCGCTCTCATCCATAAGGATTAGAATCTCGGATACCACATCGGACACTGCGTAACTCATCTTACTCCTCCTTTAGATTAGGAAATGAGAGGTTGTTCATCGCTGCCATCTTCATGATATTCTGTTTCGAGTTGAGCTTTGAAGCTGAAACGCCGATGCCGATAAGATACTCTCTTACACCGTTGATATCGTCTACTTCCGACACATCCTTTTTCTCCACATTTTCCTGCAACTTGTTGCGTCTTCCTTTCACCAAGAGGTTTCCCTCATCGTCATACTCTTTATAAAGGAAGACCTTTTTATTAAACAACTCACTATTTTCTATGGCCAGTTGTGCCAGAGGTTTTTCGGTTGTGAAAGTCGCCGGAATATCAGTCCCTTTGATTCCCCCGTCAAATTTGGCTACCAGTTCACCTTTTCCCAGTTTAAAACGGATGACAGACGTGTTCAGCCCATTTATCTTATATGTCTTTTTCATAATTTATCGATATTAAAAAGGGCAGCGGCAAACAGCCTCCGCCCTTTCTTTTTTTTATTGTAATGATTAAGCTGAGATAGAACCTACGTACTCTTTCCAGCCCTTGGAAGTAGCATCGTATTGGATGAGTGATCCTTTAGCCCATTCTCCGGAATCCGCAGTAAGCAGTACCACCATGCCGTCTTTCAGATCAGCCGTTGGAACAGCAGCAGCGCTAGTTACCGTATCGGAGTTCGGATTCTTAATCTTGCCCATGATCTGATCACTTGGGGCGATAAGAATTGAGTTAAACCCTTTCAGTGCGAGACAGTCGCTCTGAATGGTGATTCTACGTTCGGCCTCACGGTTTTCTCCGGCACCTTCTTTCATGTTCACTACGAACTGCTTTTTCTCTACCTTGCGATAACGAACTGCATTCGTCATATCCACTACTACTGCACAGTCTTGGTAGCCGATATCGTTCAACGTAGGTTCGTACTTAAAGTTCAACGTACCAAGCGTACACTTGAACGAGCGAATGTCAATACCGATATCCTCACGAGGAACGAACTGGATGTCTTTGTGCTTGGTATAGTCGATAAGGAGCAGCTTTTGCATATAACCCAGACCACAATAAACTTCAGCTTCCTTGGATACCGAATATTTTCCGAATTGCATCGATGCGATGTTGATTAAGTCCTCATAGGTGAGGGTATCTCCCAGTGCATAGTTCATCGTCAACTGACGAAGCAAGCCACGAGAAGTATAGACGTTCTCCACACCCATATCCTTGGTGGTGACTTTGAACTTGCTCTGCTGATTTAACCAGAAGCCACGGCAACATTTACGTCTGAACTTGTAGAGCGAATCATCCAGTACGTCTTGCTCATAGAAAGGCAACTTCTTGATGGACTCCTTGAAGTCGTCGGTAAACACGATGTTGGTGAGCTTCTTTTGAAGATACACAACAACCGGTCTGGGCTGATAGTTCTCAGGCTCTGTGATCATCTGTGATTCAGAAGCTGCAATGTCCATCACATCAAGCTGTGCACCTGCGGGGATATCCGGCACATAACGCTTTGTTCCGTTTGCAATACCGTTTACGGCCTTTACATATACCCCTGTGTTGTTTTTGTCCAGCACAAAAAGTACGAGCGAGCCGTCGGTGGTCTTTCCATCTTCTGCGTAGCCGCTTACATCGGGTACTGAGATCGTGCTGAATGGAGCGAATATCGCATAGTCTTCACTAGAGACGGGTAATTTGACAATCTCTTCTTTTGCCGTATTGGTCAATATTGCATTGGTCACAGCACTTAATGAATCCTGACCGCTTTGATAGTGCTTCTGTTCGTAGTTCTTCACATCACGGGTCTTAGCCTTTAGACGGATATCCGTATCTAGCGGGAAAGCCCATGGTCGGAATTTCGCCACATAGGGGTCTATCTCGTCTTCTATCAGTCCGCCATCACCGAGTTGAGTAGTAGAGGCAGCTGTGTTAGGTAACTGGGTAGCCAGGCCCTGCTCATCCTTGCGTGCCCCGTCAATAGCAGTGCCTTCCGTAGGAACCGCAGCACCATCGGAGGGAGAGGTATCACCCGCAGTTCCTAGATCAGCAGCAGTAGCAGCCATCGACAGGTCTGCACCGCCAAACAGCATGGCTACGAGCGCAATAACTAGCGACAAAAGTCGCATCACATTCTTCTTTTTCATCGTCTTTTTTTTTATATAAATAGAACTTATGGATTATTCGGAGTAAGAGGCCTTCCATGGGTTATTGTTCTTAGCAGTAGGTGAAGGTGCTTTCATTCTGCCACTGCCTCCTCCAATGGTAGGAGGGATATTCTTTGCCACAGGAGCAGCCTTTTTAAGCTTTTCGGAAATCTTAGTGTTGCGTCCTCTGATCTCTGCTTCTTCCGAGGCAGAGGCAATATCGTTGTCGGCCTTATAGCCTTTGATGTAGGTGTTGATAGCTTCTTCTGGGAAGTCCCCGCTCAGCGAGCCATCTGCTATGCCGAAGATTCCCTCGATGATATTCATCATATCTTCGTTCTGCAGATTGTTTTCTTGCTGCTTCTTGCGCATCGTATCGAAGAACTTGTTAAGATTCTTTTCGCGCATGTCTTTGGCCTCCTTCGACTTGGTTTGTTTCTCTGCATACTTCTGCAAAGCATCGTCCAACTCTTTCTTCTTGTCGGGATCAGAAAGCAGCTCTTTGAAATCATCGCCGTAGTTTTCGACAAGCCAGTAGAGAGGATTAATACCGTCACGGATGGCAACCAATAGACCTGCACCGATTTTGTTCTCATTCATCATCTTGGTCATCTTATCCGTACCCTCGCGCATTTTGTCGTACTCATCATAGTCCGAACCTAGTGAAGAATAAAAACCTTCTTCGTCATCAGGATTCAAATCAGGTTTCTTTGCACGCATCCGCTCGATAAAGCTTTCTCTTGCCGATTTCTTGCCTGTATTTGTATCCGTCTGTGGCTCTTTTGCAGTAGGTTCTTGCTCAGTTTCTTTTTCTGTAGGTGCTACTTCACTAGGCTCTGTCTCTTCCGGCTTATCCGCTTGTGCTGTTTGAGTACTTTGTTGCGTTTCAGCGCCCTGCTCACTTGGCTGCTCTACATCTGTAGGGATATTAGCCGACTTTTGAACTTCTTCTTCCTTGCTCATAACTGTTTTATTTTGAGGGCAAAAGTAGCTACTATATGAGGGCTCATAATTCTAATTATTCCCCTATATGCTAAAAATAAAGTCAATTTCGCTTTATTATTATCCATATATGACTATAATATGCTTTATTTTATGTATATTTGCATACAATATAACAGAAAGGTAAAATGAGAAAGAAATGTGATTTTACAAAGAGTAGGGGCGAAGACCTTTTGAGAGCCTATCACAAATGTGTACGAGAGCACAGCGAGATTACATCCCAGTACGAGATGATAAAGGAAACGGTAAACTCTCCGGCAAGTAAGTTTTGGATCAATGCAGAGAATGCCAGTAAGCTATTACAGGAGATGCTAAACGGTAAGAGTACGCTCAGTTGGCGGAACGAACGCTTCGAGATGATCAGCGAGATTAGCAGACGTTACTACTGTATGAAGAACACTGAGAAGTTCAAGAATTATTCGACGATACATTTGGTCACCATCATCTGCGAGCAGCCGGCTCCGAGATTCTATTTGGAAGTAGACACTGCTATGAAGTTGTTTTGGAAATCCATACGTGAGAAGCAGGACATCCGCAAGGAGAAATACAGCTACTTATGATTTGTCATTACCTATCGTGTAGCAACGGGAGTCCTTTGCTGAATCATTTCGTCTTCCATTTCTTCCATGCGGGAGTATTGCATCTACTCTGCAATGCGAGCTTTGCCTATTTCATGGAAAGGTACGGTTTGTTTTCATACAAGCGATTCTCAGGAGCTTACGTCATCGCTTTTGTACTCAGCTTCGTGCTTCTTAGTAATGAAACGGTAGGGTTTAGCGGTGTGCTGATGGCAATGGCAGGTTTCAGTGCGAAATGGAAGCAGATAAGAAACACAGTGATTTTCTTAGCAGTGACCTACTTTCTACCTCATATAGCAACCTCATATCATCTAGGATGTTATCTTGCTGCATCTACATTCGGGTGTCTTTACCGAGATCTCCAAAGGAATCCTCTCATGAAGATAAAGTTAAATGTCTTACCAGTCACTCATAGAAGAAAATAGGATCAGGCAGGAGAAGCTCTTCTCCAGTTATGACGCAGTAACCGGATTCCGTGCTCCCGTTGGAGAGCAGGAACATCGGGAGGAGCTGTATATCGAAGATTATTCGATAGCCACACAGTTTGTCCCCTCAGAAATGCTATCGCATCCGCTAATCATAGATATACTGGAGAGCGGAAGTATCCGCAATTATATCGAGTCACACGCAGAAGAATACAACGAAGAAAATATCACGATTTTAGAGAGAGCGATCTTTAAGATACGCTGCAAATACGACTTTGCACACTGGGCTTTCATGTTGGCAAAGATCAAGCCGAAAAAGGGAGGCGGCAACAACGGAGAGCCCGTAATTGCCTTTTTGCTGAATCATCCTCAACAGATCTTGCTAAAGAAGATGGAAACAATGCGTCTTGCCGGAGTTCCGATCCGTATCATCTTGCTAAAGGCACGGCAATGGGGAGGCAGCACGTTGGTACAGGTCTATATGGCCTGGATACAGCTTTGCCACAAGACAGGTTGGAACTCTACGGTAATAGCACATGTCAAGAAGACGTCTTTAGTCATCAAAGGTATGTATTCTATCCTGCTGAAATACTATCCGGCATGGATGCTTGATGAGAATTCAGAAGACGAAGAAGTACATTTCACCGCATACGAGGGAAGTAACGACATCTTTGCTCCGACAATAGGGAGTAACAGCAGCAAACAGACACCGCGTATGTTCAACATCACTGTGGGAACTTATAACAATCCTAATGCGATACGTGGTGAGAACATCTCCATGGCGCACTATTCTGAAGTTGCACTATGGAGAGAAACGGAAGGGAAGAGTGCTGAGGATATCCTTACCGATGTGGATGGAGGTATCGATGAAGAAGCTTATACCCTTGAGGTGATCGAGAGCACGGCACAGGGAGTGGGAGATTACTTCTATGATGAATGGCAGCTTTCCAAGGACGGAGACAGTGCGTTTAAGCCGTTGTTCATTCCCTGGTATGAGATAGAGCGCGACACAATAAAACTCTCCAAAAGTGAGGAGGAATTTGCTGCCTGGCTATATACCAATAAAGACAACGAAGATATCGTGGAAGGATATCGCGATAGCGGAAGATACTATTGGTATTGTTGGGAGCAGGGAGCTACGTTTGAGGGTATAAACTGGTACCGTAAAAAGCGCAAAGCTAAACACTCGCACGCTGCAATGGCTTCCGAAGCTCCTACAGATGATGTGGAAGCTTTCAAATCATCCGGAGCTCCTGTCTTTGACTTATACGATATCGACAAGTTACAGAAATACATCAAAGAGCCTAGATATGTAGGTACATTGCTCAGCAGTGGAAAGACCTTTAGCAAGGACAGTCTTTCCGGACTACTTTTCAAGGCAAGAGAAAGCGGGGAGCTTTCTATCTGGTGTCATCCTGAAACGGAAGTGAATGCGGCATACAGGTATATCGTTTGTGTGGATATCGGAGGACGTAATGAGAAAGCCGACTATTCAGTGATATCGGTGATGGATCGATTCCCCTTGTCTTTTGGAGGAAGACCCGAAATCGTTGCACAATGGAGAGGCCATGCCTACCACTTCGAAGTCGGATGGATTGCCATGCAGATTGCTGCATACTATCAGAATGCACTGCTTGTGGTAGAGTCTAACTCATTAGATAAAGAGAAATATACCAACCCATTCGCAGAGAATGAATATTTCCATAATGTCATCGCACTATTGAAAGACAACTATACCAACTTATATGCTAGGAACAGCAATGATCCTTCGAATACGAAAGAAGGTGTTCAGGTTAAGTACGGCTATCAGACTAATACCTTAACGAAACCGTTGATGATCGGTAACCTGCAGCGTGCTATACATGAACAATCCTATCTAGAAAGAAGCCAGCTTTGCATAAACGAATTCAAGACGTATCAGCAGGATGGACGCAAGTTCTTTGCACCAAACGGAAAGCATGACGATATTCTTATGACTAGAGCAATAATGCTTGAGGTAAGCGATAGCATGCCTATGCCATATATCATTGAAGAAAAGCCTATTCTTTACAAAACATCCAGTGAGATAAGCGAAGCTGCATTCTAAAAGAATAATCTATCCAAAGCCTCTTGATTTTTGTAATTTGTAATAGTTAACGCTTAAGAAAGGAAATTCAAAAGAATGCTAAACAGAAAATCCCTGCAAAATCAAAGAGTTGCAGGAACTTTTTTGAAGATCTTAGGGTGTGTAAATTAAACTGTGTCAAGCTTCTTTTTATAATAAATCTCCGTTTGGAAATGGGCTATCGGCAATATCCTGTTTCTACGAGGGACAAAGTTACATTAAATTAAATCTATTTCCAAACTTTATGGCTAATTGTTGGGCTGAGACTCCCCAATTAGCTAACGGCATAGTCCATTTTTTACGTATGTTACGATAAGCCAAATAAACGAGTTTCTCTAAAGAGGTATCTGAGGGGAAAACGCCTTTGTTTTTGGTCACTTTCCGAACTTGACGATGATAACCCTCTACGGTATTGGTGGTATAAATGATGGTTCTAATGGCCTTTGTAAATTGGAAGTAGCTACTGAGCCTCTCCCAATTATCCCGCCAAGATTTAATCACAATAGGATAATCTTCCCCCCATTTGGCTTCTAAGGCATCAAGTTCCATTTCCGCCGATTCCTTATTGGCAGCCTGATAGACCTTTTTCAGGTCTTTCATAAATTCTTTTTGATTCTTACTGGCCACATATTTAATAGAATTCCTTATTTGATGAACAATACACAATTGAATAGTCGTGTCCGGAAATACTGCGGAAATCGCATCAGGGAAGCCTTTAAGACCATCCACGCAGGCTATCAGGATATCTTGAACACCACGATTTTGTAAATCTGTAAGCACAGACAGCCAAAAGTTAGCACCCTCACTATGAGAGATATACATACCTAGAAGTTCTTTGTATCCATCCTTATTTATACCCAGAACATTATAAATGGCACGGGAAACGGCACATCCCCTTTCATCCATCACTTTATAGTGAATGGCATCCATCCAAACAATGGCATAAACACTCTCAAGAGGGCGGCTTTTCCAAGCCTTTATCTCAGGTAAGACACGATCGGTTATTGCACTGATCGTGTCAGCGGAAACTCGGTTACCAAGGTTCTCTTCCATCCAGTCGCTAATTTGACGGGTGCTGTTTCCCATAGCGTACAAGCCAATGATTCGATCAGAAACACCTTCGGCCAAAACGGTTTCACGCTTCTTTATAAACTGAGGATCAAAAGAGGAGTTGCGGTCACGAGGGGTTGAGACAGTCACCTCACCTAAGGCAGTTTGCACCTGCTTGGCCATTTTTCCATTACGACGATTACCGATCTGACGTTCATTCTCGCTCAGATGGGCATCCATCTCACCTTCAAGAGCGGCATTTAAAATGCTTTCCAACAAAGGAGCAAAAGCTCCGTCTTTGCCTAACAAGGGCTTACCTCTTTTCAGTTGATCGATGGCCTTGTTCTTGATACTTTCAAAATCAAATTCTTCTGACATAATTTAAACTGTTTTGCAAAGTTAATACTTTTTTCTTTCATGACACAGTTTATTTTACATTCTCAGATCTTATTGATAACCTTTTTGTTTATCTTATCTACTCTAGTGAAGTCTTCTTTGACATATCCATCCGTAACATTATGCGCACTAGCATGATTCAGAGAGAAAGCAACGTCATCCATAGATACCTTGCATTCATTCCTGGCTATACTGGCCCATGAGTGGCGAAAAGAATATGCTGTCATGTAAGGAAGACCACAACGGCTACATATATTCTTAATGCCTACCGACACAGCACGAGAGAAATTCTCTTCCGCAGAATACGTTTCACTAAAATTGAATAGGCGAGTGTTTCCTTTGTATTTTTCAAAGAGTGGTTTTATCATATCCGGAACGCTGATCTCCATATATGCGTTGTTCTTTCTCTCCTTACGCGTTTTCTTTCTATTGTAGCACAGTTTTCCATCTCTGTAGGATTCATTTCTTAGATCATACAGATCGGCCGCATTAATGCCGGCAAGGCATATTATAATCTTTGCTACTTCATATCCTATAATTTCTCTTGCGCTGTCACCATATTGAGAGGACGGAAAAGGCTCTTGCTCAAAGAACTTTCTAATGATAGTGGAATCTTGCCCTCTTTTCTGAGGTACATCTTCACTAGGTATCTTCACCTTTTTGAAAGGCTCGTTTGGCACTCT